ATAGATTACAATGATATTAATCACACATTATTAGAACATAATATAAAAACATTTAGAAATTTATTAAGTAAACAATAAAAACAAATAAAATGAGTAACACAAAAGAGAAAAATTTTATGTCTCTATATGAATATAGAGGACATAAAGACATAGATGGAACTGGTAAGGAGTTATCTAACTATGCTAAACTAATAGGAGCCCCAGTTGGAGAAAAAACTGTAAGTCACTCACCATATAGTAATGGTAAAATTAATACTTACTTAAAAGAAACTATAGATTCTTTTTTTCGAGTTAAGAAATTAGCAGAAAAAGGAAAATTGGATAAAATTAATAACCTATTTAAAAAATAAAAAATGCCTAGTTTTTATAATATTGATGTCGACATTGATGTTGATGAATTTTTGGAGGAATGTGATGATAGTGAAATAGAAGAAATAGTTGCTTGGTTAAAAAATAATTATTATATTCCTAAGGATGCTTTCATCCCACCATGTAAGACATATCTAGAACAAGAATGGGATGAAACAGTAGAAAAAATAAGATCCGGTTTTATTCGCATGTCTAAAGAAGATGAGTATATTATAAAACAAATAGCTAATAAATTTTAATTTAAAAAACATGAATAAACAAAAATTTGCAGTACTATCATTGAGTGGTGGTTTAGACTCAAGTACTTTATTACTTCATTTACTATCAAATGATTACCAAGTAACATCTTTATCATTTGATTATGGGCAAAGGCATAAAATAGAATTAGAGCGTGCTACTGATTTAGTAAGATATTTGAATAGTAAAGGACATGATATTAAACATCAAATTATTAAACTTGATGGCTTATCAAATTTGTTAGTAAGTGGATTAGTAGATAATAATTCTATGGAGATGAAAAAAGGTCATTACGCCCATGAAAATGCTCTTACAACTGTAGTTCCAAACCGTAATGCTATATTTTCTGCCATCACATACGCTGTTGCGTTATCTGTAGTAAAAAGAACAGGAGAACCATGTAAAATAGCATTAGGGACTCATATGGGAGATTTTGATAATAAAAAACAGAGCGGAATTTATCCTGATTGTAGTGAAGAATTTAGACAAGCAATCGAAAATGCCTTCAAAATTGGGAACTGGGACTCAGATAAAGTAGATTATTATGCTCCATATAACGTGACTGATAAAACAGGAGTATTAAAAGATGGGATTGAATGTTGTGAAAAATTAGGATTAGATTATAAAGAAATTTATAAACGTACTAATACAAGCTATGCCCCAATATTTGTAGACGGAGATGGAAAAGTAGGAACCAACTGTATAGATGGAGAATGGTTTAGTGACTACAAAAGTGGATCAAGTATTGAAAGAATTATTAGTTTCGCCAAGTTAAATTTAGAAGATCCTGCTCAATATTGTGAAGAAAATGGTACTCTAGTTTCATGGGAATTTGTAAAAGAATATGCTATAAAATTAGAAGAAGATTTCTTTCAAAAGAAATTTGAAGTTCTATAAAAATACTATATTAAAAATAAAAACTTCTTTTACAAAAGACCTGGAAAAACAAAAAAATATTCGTATACTAAATTATTATTTAATTAACAAAAACAAAAACAAAATGCAAAAACTTAATCGTACTGCAAAACAAGCATTTTACGTTGCTCGCAAACGTGAAGGAGACCTAACAAAAATCTCTACTAGTACAGGATATTCCGTATCCCATATTAGTAACGTGTTATCAGGTCGTAGAAATGTATCCCAAGATCTAGCTGATGGCTTATATGACATTAGCAGACGCAGACAAAAGAATAGCGAAAAAACACTCGCTTAATCTTTTCCCCATTATTTATAACATCCCCAGTAATGGGGATGTTTTTTTAATTATAATTAACAACTCATGCCAGTAACATTAATAAAAAGTAATCCTGAATTTAAAAAGGAAAGAACAACAGATAGAATAGAATCATTAGAAATAGCTGAATTATTTGGCAATACAGTACAAGGAGAAGGTATCAATACTGGAGTACCTGCTACATTTATGAGATTAACTAATTGCACTTTAGACTGCATATGGTGTGATACAACATCAGTTTGGAAATATGGTAATTGGTACACACATGAAGAAGTATTTGAATTATTTGAACAATTTGATCTAATCAGCAAATTCAAATCAGGCCAGCACCTGGTCCTTACCGGTGGTTCTCCATTAAAACAACAGTTATCACTAGTTAAATTTATTGATAAATTCATTGAAAAATACGGGTTTAAACCATATATAGAAGTTGAAAATGAAGTAGTATTAAAACCAGTAATTGGTTTAGTACAACATGTTGATTGCTGGAATAACTCACCTAAACTAGCAAATTCTGAAATGGCTAGGAATAAGCGTCTTAAACCGGATCTATTAGAATATATGAATACACTTCCTAATAGTTGGTTTAAATTAGTAATTTCTAGTTTAAAAGATTGGGAAGAAATTGAAGAAGATTTTTTACCACATATATCTAAAGATAGAATTATAGTAATGCCATGTGGTGAAACTAGAGAAGAGTTATCACAAACAAGAGAACTTGCAGCAGATGTTGCTGTTATGCATAACTTACGATTAACAGATAGATTACATATAACAATCTGGGATAAGAAAACTTCGGTTTGAAAAATAAATAATAAACAATAAATAACATGAAAAAACTACTCTATTTCAGCTCAAGCTGGTGCTCACCATGTAAAGCATTCAAACCTGTAATGCAAAGAATATCCCAAACAATCCCTGTAGAATTTATTGATGTAGATTCTAACCCAGACGCTTCTATTAAATATAATATCAAAAGCATCCCTACAGTTGTATTGACAGAAGGTTCTAATGAACTAAAAAGATTTACTGGGGTGAAAAATGAAACTGCTGTTAGGGATTTTTATAATAACTAAAAAAAATAAATAAAATGGAAAGATATATCTCAACAAAATTATTTGACAACTTCTCTGTAGCCTTACGACAACATAAAGCAGGACACTCCCACTGTCAATTACTTCATGGCTACTCTTTTATATTTAAGGTGTGGTTTGCATCGAATGAGTCTGATATTGATAAACAGTTAGATTCCATGAATTGGATAACCGACTTTGGAGGATTCAAGCCACAACCTGCAGGAAATGGACTAAAGGATTGGATGAATTATATGTTTGATCATACCACTCTTATAGAACAGGACGACCCATACCTAGACTTATTCCAGCAAATGGAACAAATGAATCTATTACATTTAAGAGTAATGGATAAGATGGGAGCAGAATCTATGGCTAAACTAGTATATGATAAGTTTAATGATGTATTATCTAAAACAGATGCAGGTAGATGTAAAGTAATTAAAGTAGAATGTTTTGAAAATGACAAAAATTCTGCTATATTTGAAGGATAAAAAATAAAACAACAATAAAACAATAATAATGAGTAAAAACAACAAATATGAATGGTTAGGAGATGAATCTTCTATTCCATATAAAGACAACCCTAATTCATTAGGAAATCGTTTAGATCGTAAATATGATACTTCATTTAAAGTAACTGAAGAATATGTATCAACACTCCATGATTTACAAAATGGCCCATCATCAAATATTCAAGGATCCCATGCCAAAATCCACCAGGTAGGTATTCATAATTTCCGTTTACCTTTAACTTTTAGAAAAAAAGATGGGGGGGCTATTGAATTAGAGACAGGAGTTACAGGAACTGTATCTCTCGAAGCAGAAAAGAAAGGCATTAATATGTCCCGAATCATGCGTTCATTTTATGAATATAAAGATAAAATATTCTCAATTGATCTACTAGAAAATATTCTATCCAATTATAAAAACAAACTAGGTTCATACGATGCACATATAATACTAAACTTCAGTTTCCCCATAATCCAGAATTCTCTTAGAAGCGGTTTATCTGGGTATCAATATTATAATGTTTCTTTAGAAGCTCATCATAAACTAGATGGTAGTTTAAAAAAATTTATCCATTTTGATTTTGTCTACTCATCGGCATGTCCTTGCTCTTTTGAACTAGCTATGCAAGCTATGGAAGAACGCAATAAAGCAGTAGTATCACACTCTCAACGTTCAAAAACCCGCATTACTATTGAATTTGATGAAATGATTTGGATTGAAGATTTAAAAGACATGTGTGTGGAAGCATTACAAACTGAAACCCAAGTAATGGTTAAAAGAGAAGATGAGCAAGCCTTTGCAGAATTGAATGGGGCTAATTTAAAATTTGTAGAAGATGCTGCTAGATTGATCCATGAAAAGTTAGAAAATAATAAATCAATTAAAGATTTTAAAATTATTTGCTCTCATCTAGAATCACTACATTCTCATGATGCTATATCGGTATTAGTAAAAGGAGTAAATGGAGGTTTAACTCCTGATGTTCCTGTAGAAGTATACAGAAGCTTAGTTTGCTAATCTATAAAGAACACAATATGAATCACCCCGACCCAAAAAGACACCAAGTAATAAGTTTTATAAAATCAATTATCCGAATAACAGGATATGCAGTTCTTCTATACAGTATGCCTATGGCAGTTTTACTCTTGATTTTTTCAGAATTAATTGGTATATTAGAAGAATTAGTTTAATAAAAATAAAAAAATAAAATTATATGAAACCAGTTAAAATTTTTGCTTACAAAACACATCCAGATGCTGTTATACCTAAAGTAGCTTATGGAAGTACTAGTGCATGTTTTGATATAACATGTATTGAAACAACAATTATACCTGCCAAAGGAAGTGCAGTTGTACCTAATGGGTTAAGACTAACAATTGATCAAAAAGATAACTATTGGATGCAAATTCAACTACGAAGCTCCAAAGGATTTAAACATGAATTGATCCCCCACTATGGAACCGTAGACCCAGGCTATACAGGAGATTTTGGGGTAAAAATATATAACCTAGGGGATAAAGATATTACTATTGAAAAAGGAGAAAGATATGCCCAAGTAGCTGTTATTGAGATCCCACCATATAGTATAGTAGAGCTCAATGAAGAAGAATTTAACAAATTAAAAACTAACCAAATAAGAGGTGATAAAGGTATTGGTAGTTCAGGTAAATAGTATTTATAATTAACAAAAAATAATCACTAAATCTATTAATGAAAGTTATGAAGTCAATCAACTATTCCAAGCCAGACCTTAAAAAGTTTTTTAATGATTGATATACTAGGATATATAGCTTCATTATTAACGGCTATTTCTTTCTTAATGAAGGATGTAATAAAACTCCGTTTAATTAATTTAATATCTTGTATCATGTTTATAACCTACGGATTATTGATACATTCATATCCTATAGTAACAGTAAATTCAATAGTTGCTCTCATTAATATCTATTATATATTGAAAAAATGATTATTCATTTTATATGGATAGGAAATGATGCAATCCCCCAACCATACATTCTTAATTATCAAAAATGTATTAGATTAAATCATGGATTTGATTATTTAATTTGGAAAAATGAAGATTGTTTAAAGATACTTGAAAGTTATAATTTTTTAGAACTCTGGTCTAAACTTACATTCATATGTAAATGTAATTTTTTAAAGTATCTTATATTAAATGAACATGGGGGGATATACACCGATTTTGATATTGAATGGAAAGTTCCTTTTCAAAAGATAATGAATAATTTTGATTTTCCTCAAAAAGATATTATATTTACTTCAATAAATAATAGTTATCTTTATGGAGAAAAAATTGGTCCTTTAATAGATGATCCTTTTATAATTAGTAAACCTAATATGTTTAAAAATTGTATTGAATATTGTTTAAATAGAACAAATTTGAAAAACGATGGGGGACATTACTATAAAACAAAGGAATTAATACCCCATAAATTAGAACCTGTGGGGCCATTTGGATTAACTGAGTGGTTAATTGATAATCAAATTAATTTTTCTCATTTTGCTCAAGAAACATTATTGGATAATAATGGGTATTTTGGAAAGCACACCCAAAAAATGAATTGGAAATAAAAAAATAAATAAAATTGTACCAAGCAGTATTTTTCGATAGAGACCCTAACTCACCAACTAGATACCACTACTACCTTAGAGACAGTATAAAGGGTATTCGCTGTTTCCAATATTGGCCTACAGTCTATAAATTAGACCCTTATGGAGAACTTGAAACATTATTCGGAGACAAATGCTCCCCCATTCAAGGAAAATATGATAGAAAAGACCCCAACATTCTAGAAAAAGATATTGACCGTGAATTAGTATTATTAAGAGATTTATATTATAACACAGATGATGTTCCAAAATCTCATAATATAATTTATTTAGATATTGAAATTGAGATTTTAGGAGCACTTACCCCTCAAACTATTAAAGAAGCCAATGCTGAAATAACAGCAATTGCTTTAATAGATACTTCAACTAAAGAAAAGATATGTTTTATATTAGATAAAGAAGGAATTATTGAAGAAATAAATTCTGAAGGGAAAAAGGTTATACCTTGTCATAGTGAAAATATCTTATTACAAAAATTCTTAGATAAATGGGAACAAATGGATCCTACAATTGTTGTAGGATATAACAGTGATTTTTTTGATATCCCATATTTGTATTATAGAATTAAAAAGCGTTTAGGAGATGAAGTATACAGACTATCCCCAGTAAAAAAAATTGAAGAAATACTATCTCAACCCAATTCACCCATTCGTATAGGATTAGTTAATTGTCTTGATTTTATGCATTTATTCCGTAAATATATTATGAAAGAAGAATCATCATATAAATTGGGTGATATAGGAACAAAATATGCTAAATTAGGAAAAATAGAATATAATGGAAGTTTGGATAAATTATTTAGAGAAGATCCAAACAAATTTATAGATTATAACATTCGAGATGTTGAAATCATAGAGGCCTTAGAAGAAAAATTAAAATTCATTGAATTAACAATCTTAATTTCACATTTATGCCACACTACTTATGAATCAATATACTACAATACCATTCTTAATGAGGGGGCCATATTAACATATCTGAAGCGAAAAAACATAATTGCTCCAAATAAACCCACTACTACAAACCCATCAATTAAAGAATTAGAATTAGGTGACCATGTTGTAAATCAACGAGGTACTCCTACTATTGAAGGAATGATATATAGCTTTGAAGAAAAAGGAATTGTTGTTAAAACAGCAGCCGGGAAATACATTCAGCGCAACCCAAAAACAATACGAAAAAAAGATTCATACGCCGGAGGATACCTCCTCGACCCAGTCCCTGGCCTATACTCAGATGTAAGTGACCTAGACTTTACTTCACTATACCCGTCAATTATCAAATCATTAAATTTAGGTATTGAAACATTAATAGGTAAAATTATTACAAAAAATAATTATGAACAATATAACTCGCTTGAACAATTAAGCCAACGTGACCCTGAAGAAAAAATTCATGTACAAAAATTAAATCCAACTTATAAAAAATAATAATTGGACTATATCTGCTAGTGGAGCCTTTTTTAGAACAGATAAAAAAAGTATTTCATGTGAAGTATTAGAAGACTGGTTTGATAAAAGGGAGCATTATAGAACACTTAAGAAAAAGGCTGGGAAAGAGGAAGACTGGGCGAATTATAAATTATATGACTTATATCAAATGGCTTTTAAAATATTACAAAACGCGCTATACGGTACGTATGCAATTAATTCATGGCGTTTTACAGATGGATTCAAAATATGTTCTGCTGCCATTACAAATAGTGGACAGAGATTGGTTAAAGCTAGTATTGATGGTATAAACGATATGATAGACGAATATTTGGAAATGGATGAAGAGGAACTTAAAAAAGTTTTTGATCTTTGACCGGTACTTGTTATCTTTGACCATAGTTGGTAATATGTATAATAAAACAACTATGATAGCTATATATTATTTAGAAAATAAAGATGGGGTATTTTATGTAGGGTATACAAAAGATATTAAACATAGAATAACAGAACACAGAAGGAGATATGGAATTGAAACTGAAATGTTTATTTTAGAATATGTTGCTCCAAATGAGAAAAAATATTGGGAATGTTATTGGATAGAACAACCTAAACAGTGGGGGTTCAATCTAAAAAACAAAAACAATGGAGGGGGTGGACCTTCAACTCAATCACCCGAATCAAAAGAAAAATATAAAAATTGGAGAAAAGGTAAAACACCCATGCTAGGAAAAAAACAATCTCAAATTACACGAGATAGAAAAAGCAAAGCACTTAAAGGCAGACCCAAACCCGAAGGATTTGGAGATATGATGCGTGAAGTTAGAAAAGGTGTACCTAAACCAGAAGGGATGGGGGCTCGAATAGCTGAAAAGCTTAGAGGTAAACCATCTAAAAAGGCAAAAATAGTACAACAATTTGATTTAAGTGGTAATTTTATAACAGAATATCCAAATACTATGGTAGCTGCCGAAAAAACAGGAAGTAATAGTTCTACAATTTCAAAAGTGTGTAGAGGTATTTTTTCTCAAACTAATGGTTTTCTTTGGAAATACAAATAAACTTTTGTATATTCCAATAAATTAAATAATAAATTAAATAATAAACGTAAGATGAAATTAACATTAGAAGAAGCAATCTGCATTATTAATACAGGTTGGACAACAGAAGAAGAAAAAGAATTGCTTGATATTGCTTATAATACTATACGTAAAAAAAGCAATATTTTACACCTTAATTATCAAAAAACAAAGATTGAAGATAAATTAATAAACTTACAATCAAAATAAGATGAGTATTGTGAAAGGTTCTACAAGATGGGTATTTGTTGCAAAGAAGTTTGTTTACAAGATTCCATCTTTGTATATCTTTAAGCAATTTCTTTTAGGATTATTGGTAAATATGCAAGAAGTAGAATTTAGCAGATATAAAGATTTCAAAAAAACACTTTGCTAGGATATTACTTTACTTTTTTTTACATATTTATCACCAGAAATAAAAAATAAAATAAAATAAAATGGACAATTTCGATTTAAAAAAATATTTAGCTGAAGGAAAGTTAAATGAAGGAGCTTTAATGGATGAATCTTCTTTGGAAAGAAAAATTCAACAATATGTGTCTCAAGTATCAGAACGTATTAATGAACTTGATTCTTTAAACCCCCAACAATCCTTAGATCAAATAAAAGATTTAGTATCCTCAATAAAATATCTTACTGAAGAATTAGATAATGATTTAGTATAGAAAAACCTTAAAAAACCCCTTATAGAAAAGCTTGCCTACCTGCAGGCTTTTTCTTATCTTAAGTGTTATGGAAACAAAAATTAACCATGTTATTGCAAGTGACACAGATAGTGCCTACTTCACCCTTACTAAACTACTCCAAAAACTATACCCAGACTCAGATTCTTGGCCTAGAGAAAAACGCATAGAAGCTC